CATTCGCTTAGCAATGCTTCAAGCAGCTTTAGCTGAGTACTACGCTACAGGTACGGTTTTACACTCAAAAGACTGGACCGAAATCCAGCTGCTTAAAGACACTACAGGCGCTTACTTGTTTACAAGCCCATTTGGAACCATGACTCCTTCATTGTGGGGCCTACCAGTTGCAGAAACGAACCAAGCTGGTTTGGATGGCAAATTCTTAACAGGTGCTTTTGCAGAAGGCGCTCAAATCTTTGATCGTGAAGATGCCAATGTGGTGATTTCTACAGAAAACCAAGACGACTTTGAGAAAAACATGATCTCAGTTCGTTGTGAAGAGCGTCTTGCACTTGCTGTGTATCGTCCAGAAGCATTCGTTAAAGGCACATTCCCAGTACCTGCACCTTAATTTAAGTAAGAGAGGGGAAACCCTCTCTTTTTTTTGGAGTAGTAAACGCATGAAAGTTAAATTTCTTGATGTAATCCAGATGGGGACTCACCTTTATAAATCTGGTGAGGTTGGTGAGTTCTCAAGTCAAACGGCCGAAGAGCTTATTAAAAAAGGTTTAGCTGTTTTAGATGATGGCACTGAAACTGCCGGAACCACACCAGATCAAAAGCCAAAAACTGGTAAGGGTGGCAAAGGTAGTAAAGGTAAAAATGCAGAGCCACCAAAAAATGCAGAGCCACCAAAAAATGAAAACGGTGCTCATGGTGAAGAAAACAAAGGTTCAGGTGTTGAGGCCAATGATTCAACTAATGAAACCAATGGTTCAGAAGATGAAAATAAATCTGATAAAAACACCCAAACACCAAGCGAAGACACAAAACCAGAATAATTAGGGCAATGTCATGTCAGTGATTTCAATAAATAAGGCTATGGCGCACTTGCGTGTCGATGAGGACATTGACAATGACATTGCAAGTAAACTTGAGTCTGCTGAGCGCATAGCTAAAGAGTATTTAAATCGGAATTTTTATTTAGATAAGGCCGCGCTTGATTTAGCTAAAGAAGAAATACCTTTGATACTTTCTGAGGCAAAAGTTCAGTACGACCATGATGTGGATTTTGCTAGAACACTCGAAGGCGATTTGATTGATAAATTCATTCACACAGCTTCACTGAATTACGATACAGCAATTCGGAAGGCCAAAATGATTAGTCTTGGCATTGTGGTAAATGAAGCAATTGAAATAGGAGTTTTGCTGATTCTAGGTAATCTTTATGAGAACCGCGAAGACCTAACAACAGCAAACGTTTACGAATTGCCTAGAGGTGCTGAATGGCATTTACACCCATTTAGAACAGATCTGGGGGTTAGTTAATGCAAGCTGGTAAATTAAAACATCGTATTACGATACAAAGGCCAATTAACACACAAGACCCGGTTACTGGAAAATTAATTCAGACTTGGGAAAATTTCAAAAGTATTTTTGCGGAAGTTACCGACTTATCAACACGTGATGTTATTGCTGCCAAAGCTGCCAATAGCTCAATTCAGGCACGAGCAAAAGTTCGCTACAGCACTACAACCAAGCAAATTAACAGCACTATGCGGGTATTATTTGGTGGTTACTATTACAGAATTGATGGTGATCCGCTTCGAGATCCAGACTCGCGCCGTGAATACCTAACTATAAATTTATCCACTGGAGATAAAGCATGGAATGGGTGATTTATGGAAAACGAAATTCAAGGCTTAGAGCCAGTCCTGCAAAAGATGAAGGTAATTGGAGATCCGAAAACTGTTCGCCGTATTGCACGTAAAGCAATGCGCCAAGCAATGAATGTTGTTAAAAATGAAGCGCGCGAGAAAGTTAAGAGGTTAGATGATCCACGAACACCAGAAAAAATCTGGAAAGAAATCGTTGTTCAAAACGGACGTAGCAGAAATCCTAATTATTTAGTTATGCGGGTGGGTGTAAGAGGTGGTGCACAAATCCCATACACAAATAATGCTAAAAATAGGAGATCTGGTCGAGTTGGTAAAACCTATCAAGCTGATGGTCGCGTTTTTTATTGGCGATTCTTAGAGTTGGGCACAAGTAAGCAGCCAGCTACGCCATTTTTAAGGCCTGCTCTGTATGAAAACATTGAACAGGTGACAGATAAATTCGTTCAAGTTTTCAAATTTGAGCTCGATGTCATTCTAGGGGCATCTTTATGATCAAAATTCCAATTTTTAAATTAGCTAAAGCAGATCCAGCGGTAAAAGCACTGCTTGAAAGCAACAATATTCTTCGCATTTGGAGATTTGGATCTGCACCTGATCAACCAGAAGCCCCCTATGTCACATGGCAGATCATAACAGGTGAACCAAATAACAATCTTGATTCAAGACCGGACTCTGACAATGCAGTGATTCAAATAGATGTTTATGCAACTGATCAGGATGTTGTGGAGCAGGTCGCAGAATCTCTTCAATTCGCAATTGAGCTAGATTGCTACATTGTTCGTTACGGGGAGGTTGATAATGACCCTATAACGAATATGCCTCATTGCTCATTTGATGTTAGCTGGGTTGTGAATAGGGGTTGAAGCATGAGGCTACCCATAGTTGAAGCTATTATTATATTAGTGATAGTCCTATGTTTTATATTTCTTGGTTTTCAAATCTGGAAAGAATTTACGAGTCAAAAAATTGAATTGAATAAAGACGAATGGATCTGCTCAAAAAGCGAGGTATCTGTTCAGAATATTATGATTGGTGGAAAGTTAATGCCTCAAGCCATCAATAAATGCGTGGAATACAAACTCAGGTAGAAAACAAAATTTTTCACTTAGCACCCAATCGGGTGCTTTTTTATGCCTAAAGGAGCGCTCTTAATGGCTAACGTTAAAACACAAGGTACACAGTTATTTACTGTGATTGACGGACAAGTGGTTCGCTTTGTCTGCATTAAAAAAATTGGCTTTGGTCAAGATTCGTTTAGTAAATTGGACGTTACTTGTCTTGAGGCTGAAAGTAGAGAGTATGAGCGCGGCATGCGCGATCCGGGTGAGGGTGCATTCGGTATCGATTACAATGACACAAATACCAGTCACGACAAGTTAGCTGAAATCGCAGACTCTGGTGAAAAGTTAGATTGGTATGTGGGTTCTGGTGACTCAAAAACCCCACCTACTTATGATGCAACTACTGGCATCGACCTCCCAGATGACCGTACTTGGTTGACATTTAAAGGGTATTTAAATGACGCTGCTCCTAATGACATTGAAGTTGATGCAGTCTGGGGGTATGAATACACCCTTGTGCGGACTTCAAAAGTAACTCGAACTAAACGCGCGGTGACACCATAATGACTAAAGTAAATATTAAAGCATTTAAAAAGGTCACTAAAATCGGTGCACCAGTTGAAAGAACAGTCAAATGGGTTGTGGAAGTAACAGAAGATAATATTGATTTTCTTACCTCTCAACTAAAACGAGAATTAACTCTCGGTGAAAAAGCAGAAGTGGAAGGGCAAGTTTTTATTAAAAAACTATCCTTTAATGATCTTCATGAAATTTCCAAAGCTTATGACTGGGAAATTAATGAAGACAATATTGCTGACTCAAAAATTAAGTCTGTAAGTGTTAAGCGTATGCAAGCAGGCCATTTGCTTGGATCAGTTTGTGAAGATGCAAAAGGCACACCGTTCTTTAGTTCTGTTCAAGACGTTCTTGATTCTGAAATCCCTTTCATTGAGTCTCTTTATGCAGTGGCAGATGAAGTGAATAACTTCATGGGAAAGTCACGGAAGAAGAACTTGACGAATACGAATTCTGGTGCGAACTTTCCCTCGCAATCGGAATCACTATCGAAGAAGCCAAGCAAAAAATAAGCTTAAAAGAGCTTAGTATTTGGAGGGCCTACCGTATGAGACGAGGCTCTCTTTTTCTTGGTCGTCGCATTGAGCAAGCTATTGGTAATTTGGCGGCAGTTTATATCAGGAGTCATTCAAAAAATCCTGAGCAAGTAAATTCGCTTAGTTTCATGCCACATGAAGCACAAGAAGAACTTAGTCTTTTTGAAAATTTAGAAAAAATTGCGAGCGAATAGGCTGGTTTTACGGAGCCAGCTTGTTCAAAAATGACATTAATATTTTCATTTGCTAGATTGGCACTGTGTTATCTATAAATGCAGAAGTTATGAAAATATATATATTCGCCTTTTTGGTTGTTTTTCCAAGCTTAGTGTTTGCGAAGGAAAGATCGATTGATGAAAGATGTAATGGTTATGCCGATACTGTAACCAAATTGCTTGTAAATAGGTATGACCATGAAACTCAAGATGAGCAATTGGAGTTGCTCAACGAGATTGATGATAAAAAATATAGGGACAACTTAATCAATATGCTTAAGTATATCTATACATTGCCTTTACACTCCAATGAAAAAGACATTGGAATTCAGTATTTAAATCAATACATTGCGTCATATAGGATTTGTATTCAGCAATATGCTGATAAATAGTTAATTTAGATAAAAACCCCGCTAAGCGGGGTTTATTTATTGCCGGGAGAAAAGTAAATGGCTGCTGGTTCATTAGGTCGTTTAACACTTGATCTGGTTGCAAAGGTTGGTTCATTTGTTGAGGGAATGAGTCAGGCAGAAAGAAAGGCAAAACAAGCTTCTGACAATATAAAGAAGTCTTTTAAGAGCTTTGGTGATCAGATACAAGATGCAATTGGTGGTACTCAATTAGGATCCGCTATTGATGGCATTACAGGTAAACTCGGTGCTTTGCGTGGTGGGATCTTAGTGGCAGGCGCTGCACTTGCAGGGATGGCGGTTGGTGGTACAGTTTTAGCGGCTGGAGCACTAGGACAAATGGCTATTGATCTAGCAAAAGCAGACGCACAGCTTAACCAATTATCCCGCAGGGCGGTAACATCTGCTGAAAACTTTCAGATCGTAGCTGGCGCTGCAAGCGCCTTTGGTGTGGAGCAAGAAAAACTAAGTGACATTCTAGCTGATACCTCAGAAAAGTTGGGTGAGTACACTTCCACAAAAGGTGGTGGTGCAAAAGATTTTTTTGAGATGTTGGCAAATAACACAAAAATGTCAGCCAAAGAAATTGATGATTTTGCCAAAAAGCTATCAACAATGGATACCGTTGACGCATTGGGGCAGATCACAACAAAACTTGATGATATGGGAGCAACTGCTGCTGAAAAACGCTTTGTGCTAGAGTCATTAGCGAGTGATTTGGGTGATTTAGCTCCATTATTTGCAAACAACTCTGAATTAATTAAAGAGTATGGCGATCAGTTGCGTGAAGCTGGCGTTGTTCGCACGCAAGAGAGTATCGATAAATCACTTCTTTTAAATGCTCAAACTCAAGCATTAGGCACGCAATTTCAGGGATTCAAAAACCAGCTAGCGAGTCAGATGACTCCTGTCTTGAGTAATTTGATCCAATATTTTGTTGATGGCGCAGTAAAGAGTGGAAGTTTTGGCACTGTCTTAAGTGCGGTTGGTACGGTTGCCAAAGTAGTAGGAATTGCTATTGTTGGAGTTGCAAGTGCAATTTCGGTGGTTATTCAATCTATTAGTGGTTTTGCGAGTCTAATTGATCATGTGGGTAATGTAGCTGCTAGGCTGGATGCGGCAACTACAATTAGAGAGCAAATTAACGTCCTTAAATCCGGTTTTGGTGAAGGTAAAGATATTTGGAATAGTTACGCTGCTGGTATTGATAAAACTATCAAAAGCACCATGGCTTTTGTGGGTAATGTTCAAAATGGCACGATGCCGACTTTAACAGGGTTGTCTGCTGCTCAGTTAAAAGTCAATCAAGCTAATTTGGCAAACTCAAAAAGCACGATTACGGATACAGAAACCGCCAAAGAAAATGCTAAAGCCAAGGAGGAGCAGGCGAAAGCGGCCGCGAAAGCCGCAAAAGCTCAACAAGAGCTAAATAAAATGGTAGGAGCATCTGCTTTAAGTGGTTTGCGTATTAAAGGATCTGAATCTATTGCTGGTGGTCAGGTTAGAGCATACACAGCAAATTTTGCTCAACTAACCCAATCCGCATTAGGCAAGGGGTTGAATAGATTTACCGCATTCAATGATCTTTATCACAAAGGCACAAATAGTAAGCACGCAACAGGTAATGCATTTGACTTTACGCTAGAAGATGCGAAAAAGTCTAGTGAGGCAGTTTCTCAGCTTGAACAGATGGCAAAAAGATATGGCTTTGTAGTCAAGGTTCTTGATGAGTATAGAAATCCATCTAAACGTGCAACAGGTGGTCATATTCATATTTCTGTGCTTGGCTACAAAGGCACAGCAGATGCATTAAAAGATGCAAATGCTGAGTTGGATATTGTGCAAAAGGCTAATGATGAAGCTACTAAGATTCACGAAGATAGAGAAAAACGGCAGCTTGCAATATCTTTAAAGTACGCTACTCCTGAGCAAAAACTAGCTTTGGATAATGCTGAAGCTATCAAGCAAATCAAACTAGCATATGCTGGCGACACCATCTCTACTGAAAAATATCTAGCTATCCAAGAGGCTGCTTATCAGAAAGATTTAGAGGCTTTTCGTGCAACTCAAAACGCAAAAGTAACCTCAGCAACTGAAGATGCTGCGCAAGCCGCTGAAAACTGGAATAGAACTTTTTCTGATATTAATGGCACTTCTGCTCAGTATTGGTTGCAACAACAGCAAGGAGAAAGGTATCAAGAATCTTTTAAGGTTTTTGATACTCAGTCTGGTTTGCTTGATCTTGAGGCTAAAGATCCTAATGCTGATTTACAGTCGATAGCAGAGCAGCGCGAACAACTTTGGCAACAACACACCGAGAGAATGTTGCTCATAGATCAGGCTTATAACCGCGATAAAGCATCTCTGGGTTTGCAGTCAGCCAGTGAAACGCTTGGAGGGATGGCAGACTTAATGGGCGGCTTACTTGGTGAACAATCGGCAGGCTATAAAGCCATGTTTGCAATGTCTAAAGCATTCGCCGTTGCTCAAGCATTAATTAATGCTCCGCAAACTTTCTCTAACGTCTACACCTCAGTTTCTGCAATCCCTCTAATTGGTCCATATATTGCCCCGGCGCTTGCCGCTGCAGCAGTAGGTGTACAGTTAGCACAGGCCGCTCAAATCAAACAAACCAGTCTTACAGGTATGGCGCACGATGGTATTAGCACCGTGCCTAAAGAGGGGACTTGGTTGCTTGATGGTGGAGAGCGTGTATTGAATCCCAACCAAAACAAGGACCTTACCAACTATTTGAACAATCAAAAAGATAGCGGGCCTCAAGTTGTGATTTATAACAACAGTAAAGCTAGTGTTGATACGCAAGTTGGTGATGATGGGAAGGTGTATGTGACCATTGATGATGTATACAACCCAAACAGCAAGTACAGCCAAGCAATGCAGGAAAGTTTCAATATCTCAAGAAACAGGGGGTAAAAATTGGATAAGTTCATGCTCTGCCCGTTGTTAAAGGGGTATGACTTTACACCGGGCAACAATTTGCGAGAGCAAGAAACAGAAGGGGGACCTCCAAGACAGGTCCCTTTTTTTGTAGGAGCTTGGCACACGGTAAACGTTTCTATCTCTCTAAATAATGAGGATGAAAAGGAGTATTTCTGGGCTTTTTGGCGTGACAAGCAGTACAAACCTAGTAATTGGCTTTGGAGGCTAGCATTAGACAATGCAAGGCTAGAGGAATGCGAGTGCAGGTTTGTTGCAGATTCGCGTCCAAAAGAAGTAGAGCGAGATGGAAAAATCCTTCAACTCAGTTTTCAGCTAAGAATCAAGCCTATTCACCGTGATCATGAAAATGACAGGGACATTATTGAGGCTTGGCAAAATGGAGGCCCGGCAGTTATAGGCACAATTGAAAAAGTACCAAATGAATGGTTCTCGAACGCTACAGGAGTTTAGTGATGATTATTACTGATGAAATGTTAGCAGTTTTAGACCAGTCATCTGGGCCAGTCGGCTTGCTTGAATGTATCGAAGTATCACACCCTAATTGGCCGCGTGTACTTCGATATATCGTGAATAGTAGTGATCCGATGGATCTAACACACGAGGATGGGCAGACTTTTGCCTATTCTTTTGCTCCTCTCAATATTACACGGAGTAATGAAGAGGAGAATTTGGATCAGAAAATTACGGCAGCTATCGGTGATGTAGGATCTGAAATCCCCGACTTGGTTGATCTAGTTTTAAAAGACTCGGTTCGAATACCACCTATATTGAATTATAGAGCATATGTTATCGGCAAATATGACCTGCCATGTACATATGCTAAAGGGCTTGAAGTTATTGTAATTACGAGGGATTGGAAAGGAACTAGCTTTGAGGCGCAAGCTCCGGGTTTGAATGATTCAGGTAACGGTGAAATTTATTCAGCAAGTACAGATCCTAGTTTGGAGGGATTTTACTCATGAATATTCGTCAGCTTTTTTATTGTGTCTATGATCCGGAAAATTTCCATTGCGTGCATTTCGTCATCTTGGCCGCAAAGGTCATCTTTGAGAAAGATTACACGCCGTGTTTCTTGGGTTTAACCGGACCATTACAGGAATCAATAAAAACATCACGTAATACAGTTCACAGAAACAAGCACATCAAAAAGCCGAAAGACGGCTGCATTGTCTTAATGACTTACCTAGATCAAAGCTCCCACGTGGGGCTTTTTTTTCAGGGTCGAATTTTTCATTTGATCGAACGCGGGCCGCAGAGAATCACTGTAGAGCAGGCGAATAGTATTTTTAGTCGGATTCGATATTATGAGCCAAATTTATCTTTACCAGAACTCTCTCAACAAGAACGAAGTTGATGTAATTGATGCAGATAATATTCTGTATGAATTCTTGAAAATCAAAAAAGAATTTCCACAAGCAAAGATTTATCACGGTAATCCATGTCCTGAAAATGACATAACTCCCACTAGGCATGATAAAGCATCAATCGCACGTTTAACCGAAATTGCAGATGATTGCAGTATTGTCTGCCATCCGGGTGAACTGTCCTCATTTGTCACGTGGGTTGCTACAAAAATTCTTGGGTCTGCCGTTTCTGCTCTTGTTAAGGTGCCAAAACCTAACATGAACAATAACGGCTCAATGTCTGGATCAAGTAATAACAACTTATCAGATCCAGAGAATAGACAACGTTTAAAGCAACGCATTCCATTTATTCTAGGTCGTGTCAAAGCTATTCCAGATCTATTCGCCCCTGTCATTAAATATTTTAAAGATGGGGTGGAAGTTGAAGAGACTTTGATGTGTATTTGTGAAAACCCTGTTCAAGTTTCTAACTTCAAGTCGGGCGATACACCAATACAAGAGATACCCGGCACAAGCCTTTCAGCTTATGGACACAACCAATCTTTAATTGGGAATGATACTATATTTAAGTGGGGTGATACATTTGACCAGCCGCCAGTTATTGCCCGTCAAAATGCTTCTATTAACGGACAAACTCTTTTGCCGCCAAATAGCACCCGTATTGAAGCCAGTGACATTTATTTCCAATATCCAAATTTGATCAAAGCGAATGATCAAGGCACTGCTGATAAATTTAATGCGTTTGATATTAATGACTCGTTAATTATTAGTGGGGCGAATTTTGGTATTAATGACTTGGCTATTACTGGGCAAGTTGATGTAGACAATACCAATAATACATTTTCGATTGCTTCAAACCAGACCGTTGTAGACTTTCAAGATTACCGAAAAATCAATGTAACTTCCTTGCTTGTAACTGATCCTGAGAATGGGCAACTAGATCTTGCAGGTTTGTACGATATTGACACCATTACGTATGTATCTGGTGTTTATACGATTCATTTAAAAAATCCAGTTTCTACAAACTCAAACTTTGCAAATCTTACAGAAGTTTTAACGGCCAATTTATCTGCAAACCTTACGGCAAATTCAGCGAATATTTTCTTAGACGGTGATTATGTTGTGACAGGTGTTGATATTGCTAACAAGCAAATAACCCTTGCGACTCCAAGTGCAGTAAATGATGACTGGAATAAACTTGCGGATTTAGCAGACCAAAAAACAAGTGTTGGCACAATTAAGTTGAGAGGTAGTCAGGAAAATTATATTGGATGGTTTACGATTGAGTCGGCAAAAGCTACAGGTCTGCTGCTTAATTTCCAAGCGCTTAATGGTATCTATCAAGGTTCAGATGCAAAGTTTGTAGATATTTATGTTGAATATCAGCAAGTAGTAAATGGTGCGCCTACTGGTACAGTTTACAATCAAACCATTCGCTTAAATGGTAAAGCTAACAATCGCGACAGTGTCGGCGGCTCAATGTGGATTACATTGCCATTTACTGGTGCCGTGCGTTTTCGCGCACGCCGTACAAACGACAATGGTGATGCTGTAGATCTGTCAGATGAAACTAAGTTTTATACAGCATACGCATATCATTACTTATCCAAGCTTGTATATGACAACCGAGTTTTAATTCGCCAGCGTACGCAAGCAACACGTGCAGCAACAGCCATTGATAGCCGAATGACAAACTGTATAGCAGAAAGTCTGGTTTACTCATATCGTGATGGTGTTAAGTCGGATACCCGCATACCCTCAAGATTTATTCCTGATCTAGTAATTGAGTTGGCTTTGCATAAGTTGATTGGCCGAAGAACATTGAATGAAGTAAATGTCGAAAAACTGTATTCAGTTTTTGATGAGGTTGTCGATTATTTCGGCTCAGAAAAGATGGCTGAGTTTAATTACACAATTGATGATGCTAATCAATCATTTGAAGAGATTCTAAGAATGTTGGCGGGAGTCTCTTGCTGTAATGATCGCCGTCTAAATCGTCAGATTTACTTTGAGCTTGAGCGGGCGGGTCGAGAGCCTTATTTATTATTCAATCATCGAAATAAAAAGGCCCGTACAGAAGTTAGGACAATCCGAACAAAACCAGAAAACAATTATGACGGTGTGGAAATGACATACGTGGATAGTGAAGCTGGATGGATTGAAAAAACTTTGAAAATTCCTAATGACCAAATCACTAACCCGAAAAAAATTGAAGGCTATGGAATTGTTTATAAGCAGCAAGCGCATATTGTTGCGTGGCGTGCTTGGAACAAAATTCAATTTCAAGCAATTAATTGCCGTTTTTCATGTTTTGCCGAAGGTGAGTTGGTTGGTAGTGGCGATCCAGTAGCAGTGGTTGATGATACTCGATTAGCACCAACATTTTTTGGTGATCCTTCACAAGCGATTTTGTCGGGAGAGGTGCTCGCTTGGAATGGCTTAAACATCACAGGCTCGCAGCCTTGCAAGCTATCTACCGAGCATTCATTTGTAATCCATTTACAGCTCAAGAGCGGTTACATAGATATTATCCCGGTAACGCAAGGTCAAACTGATTTTGATTTTGTTCTTTCTCGTCCACCAGTTGAAGCACTGGTGACAGAAGGCGAAGTTAAAACCGTTTATTCACTCTCTACTGATGATCGGCAAGATGATGATCTATTCCTCATAACAACAAAGAGAAGGGCAGGTATTTTTGAAAATGAATTAACACTCGTAAACCTTGATGAACGTTACTATCAAAATGATAGTGACATAAAAAACAACCTAATTTAATTACCAGTCCTTTAGATCCCCGCATTTGCGGGGATTTTTTTTGGAGAAAATTTATGGCAATTCTTACTCCTGAAAAGTTTGAAAACTTGAATCGGGATATTGAGGATACGGGGAAGGCAATTAATATCATTGGGATTATTACCCCTCGATATGGTGAACCTTTCAAATCTTTGCCGCTTGTAAGTAAAGAAGCTGAGAATCGAGGTGGATTTATTTCAGCTCCAAACTTGGCCGCATTGCAAACAATTATGCCAAGTTATAATTGGCAATTAGCGCGCGATGATAGTACAGGTAATGAATATCGCTGGAATCCTGCTGCAACTCCCACACCTCAATGGGAACCAACAGGGCGAAATTACTTAAAAGAAGCGGTAGTGTTATTCCCAAGTAGAAATGTCCTACCTAATAACCAAATAGAAATGTCCT